GGTTGACCCGCACGAACTGCCCGGCCGTGTTGTCCACCGTCAGCGCCATGGTCGACGGGGTCACCTGCGAGGACTCGTCCTGACGACCGCGCGTGATCGTCACGCCGCCATCCCGCATCAGCACGTCCGAGCTGATGTCCGTCCACAGGCCTGCCCAGAACGCCGGATCCTGCCCCGGGTCCGCGCCCGGGGCGATCTCCGCCAGCATCCGCAGCGGCTGGCCCGGGAAGCTCACCGACCCGGCCGGGGCCGCCCGGCCCACGACCGTCACCGCCGCCCACGGGGCCAGCGCCGTCGACGTCGCCACGTACGTGTCCGTGCCGTAGCCGGTCAGCCCGCCGTTACCCGACCCTGACGTTGAGAACGACCCGTCCAGCTCACTGTTCGCCGACAGCACGCCGGGGATCGTGTAGTTCGCGACCGCGCCGGAAAGCCATGCTGAGAACACCAGATTCGAGCCCGTATCGTCCGGCTCATATACCGACACCGACTGCGTGGTGCTGTTACCCGTCGCCGCGCCCACCAGGAACACGTCGGCGGCGTCCTCTGCGTCCCTCAGGCCCGAGACCACCAGGAAATGGCTGTAGATGTCCAGGCCGCTGTCCGGGCCGGGGAAGCCCGCCTGCAGCGTTCCGGCGGTGAGGACCTTCCGCGCCCACACCCGCCACTTCGGCGCGCCGACTCCGGCATCGATCTGCGCGAGCAGCTGCCAGGGGGCCTCGCCGGCGCCGACATGGTCCGGGTCCTCGATCGTGTCCGTCAGCGCACCGCCGGACAGGCCATGGATCGCCAGCAGCCACCAGCCGGGCTCGACCGGGTCCGTCGTCCAGACGTACGCGCCCTCCTGCACCCACGGCATGTACTGCTCGATCGTCGGCATCAGGACGTCCGCCCGAACGCCACCTGGACGTCACCGCCGCCGTCGGTGCGGACCATCTTCTTGATCGCCCGCCCGAACTCGTCCTTGGCGTTCTGCACGTCGATCACGGCCGTGACCTTCATGCCGCCGCCCGTCGCCGCGGCCGCCACACCGCGAGGAGCAGATACGGCTGCGGCGGATGCCGCCAGGCCGGCCGGGCCTGCCAGGTTCATCGCCGGGATGTTCGGCACCGCCGCGGAGGCGAGCGTACGAGCCGCGCGGCGTACCAGACCGGCCGTGCCCTCCATGCCCTGCGCGAGACCCATGCCGGTGAACCGGCCGAGCTCGGCGGTGACCTTGCTGGGACTGTTGATGCCGAGCGCCCAGCGGATCGGCGCCGGGACGATCGCGCGGATCAGCCGGACGAGCTGGTTGTACAGCCAGTTCTCGACAGAGACAATCCCGTTCCAGAAGCCGAACATGACGTCCTTGCCGATGTTGAACAGCCACTTCCCGGCGCCGGCCAGGGCGCCGATGATGCCGCCTGGCAGGTGGGCGATCGCCCCCACCACCGAGGCGACTGCGCCGAGCGTCGACCCCCATACGGTCGCGTTGAAGCGCAGCAGCCAGCCGACGATCGCAACGACCGGCGGCAGCAGCGTCCGCAGGATCACCGCCGCGAGGCGGATCAGCAGCACCACCAGCGGCGTCACGGTGACCAGCAGCTGCGTCCACACCGGGATCATCGAGAGCAGCGACGGCAGGATCGGCAGCAGCGCCTGCAGCACCTGCAGCAAGGCGGGCGCGAGCGCCTGAAGGATGATGATTAGTTGGCCGCCGATGGTCTGCGCCATCTGCGACAGCTGCGGCAGGAGCGGCACGATCGCTGTAACGAGCATCTGGATCGCTGAGATCAGGAACTGGCCGACGATCCCGGCGATCCGTCCGAGCAGGCCGATGATCGGCGTCAGGGCGGGGACGAGCCCGGACACGAGTTGCACGATGATCTGCGCGAGCGGCGGAATCAGCGGCGTCAGGGCGCCTGCGAACCGGACTACGGCGAGGACCAGAGGCGACAGGGCGAGAAGCAGCTGCCCGAGGATCGGCGCGAGGCCGGCCACCAGCTGACCGACCAGGCCGCCGACGAGCGGCAGCACGGGCCCGATCGCGACGCCGATCTGCGCGATGGCCTTACCTAGCGGCAGAAGTGCGGGCGCGACCAGTTCGACCGCCTTGCCGAGGCCGCCGAACAGAGCATGTATGCCTGGGGCGATCGCGGCCAGCGCGGGCGCCAGGGCGGTGATCGCGGTGGTGAGGATCGGGCCGACCAGCTGCGCGAGCTGAGCCAGCGGCGGCGCGAGCGCACCGAGGCCGCCCACCAGCGCACCGATCACCGGACCGAGGGTCTGCCCGATCGCACCGAGCGCCGTGAAGATCGCGGTGAGGGCCTGCTGCCCGGCGGCCGTCTTGAGGAAGGCGTTCAGCTGGCCGAGCGCGGCGCCGATCACGCCGAGGAAGTTGCTGCCCGCGGCGGACGCAGCGGAAAAGACGCTCTTGAGGATCCCGCCGACGTTCGCAAGCAGGCCGCCCAGCTGCTTCAGCGTCGCCAGTGCGTTGGAGATCCACTGCGCCGCCCGGCCGGATGCGACGAGCTGCTGCAGCCAGACGCCGAACGAGGTGGCCGCCTGCGACGCACCGGCCGCCAGACCCGGCAGGAAGCTCAAGCCGACCTGCGCCAGGTCCCGGAGCCCGGCGAGGACCGGCTGGAGGGCGGGCAGCAGCAGATGAATGCTCCCGGCGGTGGCGTTGAACGCCTTGTGCACGACCGCCACGGACTCGCTCTGCCGCACGAACTCCGCGACGCTGCGGCCCGCGAAGCCGAACTGGATGGCGACGTCGGCGACGCCCTGCTTCACCGGCCCGGCCAGCACCTTCGCCATCGCGGTGAGCTGGCCGGTGAGCGGCCTGAACAAGTTCTGCTGGGCGGTCAGCTGGATCCCCAGCAGCTCCGGCCGGAGCGCATGGACTTCCTTCGCCACACTCCGGGCCGCCGGCGCGAGGTTCTTCAGGGAGTCGGCGTACTTCTTCGGGTCCGAGCCGATCGCCGCGGTGAACGCATCACCGACACCGACCATCGACAGGCGCACTACACCGATCGCGGTCGCGGCGGCGAGCGCCACGGCCGGTATGAGCGCGAGGCCGCCCGCGAGGGGCGCAAGGCCGATGCCGGCCTGCGTGACGGTGTTCAGTGCGGAAGCGGCCGAGGCGACGAGCAGGAGGCCTTTCCCTGCGGTCGCGGTGAAGCGGGTCACAGCGGACAGGCCGGAGGTGAGCCCCCCGAGGCTGGTGCGGCCCAGCTTCGACAGCGTGCTAGACCAGCGGGAGGAACCTCTGTTGGCCTGGTCGACCTCCCGGTTCGTCTCACGCAGCGACGTCGTGACCTTCCGGATCCCGGTGTTGGTCTTCTCGGTGACGCTGATCCGGATCATCAGGTTACGAACCGTCGCCGCCATCGGTCGCCTCCTTCGCCATCTGCCCCCACTGGGGGATGAAGTCGGACAGGGGCGGTGGTTTCTTGCTGAACGTGGCGGCGATCGTGGCCGCGATCAGCGCGGCGAGGTAGTCGTCTCGGTAGCCTCCGAGCGGCCCGTACAGCCGCTCGTAGACCATCCATTCCTTCAGCTCGCGGGCGCTGATACCGGCCAGGAGTTCGGCGACGGAACGGGCGCCGAGGTGGGCTGCGAGACGGAAGTAGAAGCCCCGTTCGGGGCGGGCTCGAAAGTCTCCTCCATCTCCTTCACGGCCTCGTCGTCGATGCCGGACAGGCGCTGCACGGCCTGGAAGAGACGCATCATCGGCGCGGCGTTCTTGGAGCCGAGCTTGATGACCTGCCCCTTGGTGAACAGCAGCTGGCCGCTGGCGTCCACGGCCGACATGGCGATGAGCTTGGCGCGGACGTTCCGCACGTCACGGACGACCTTGTTGCCGACGGTGCGTTCCATCGAGTTCTCGAACTCGTCCAGCTCGGCGCCGGTCAGGGAGCGCAGGCGTACGTCGCCGCCCCATTCGGGCACCGGGACGACCTCGTACTTACGGTCGTCGGCGGCGAGGATCTGGTCTGCGGAGAGCAGGCTCACGTGGGCTCCTTGTCGAGGATGGGGATAGTCATGCGGTGCGTCGCGACGTTCTCGCCGTCGGCGGTGAAGCGGTGGCCCTCGGGGTTGAGCGCAAAGACCTCAACATGGATCCCCCTGTGGTCGAAGCTCAGGGAGTGGAGTTCGTTGGGGTCGATGCCGAGCGCCCGGATCAGGTCGCAGGCCAGTTCGCGGCTGATCGCGGTGGGGACGCCGGGGATCGTCACCGAGGGCGGCGCGGTCGTATCGCGCGTGCCCGCCGCCTTGGCGACGAGCCGGGCGATAGCGGCTTCGTCGACCTGAACATCGACAGTGATCGAGGGCGGATGCGCGCTCACGCAGGGATCTCGACGTTCTCGGCGGGCTCGGCCGTGATGGAGAACTGGATCTCCACGGTCGCCGGGTCCGTGCCGTCGGCCGAGCGCTCCTTGCCCTGGGACTTCACCCGGATCGGATAGACGTCCATCAGCGAACCCTCGACGTCACCGCCGTCGAGGATGACGATGTAGCCGTCCGTACCGCGCGGCAGCAGCGCGCGGGCGTCCGCGCCGGACTTATCCGCGTAGAACGTGATCGAGGAGTCGTCCGCCGACGTACGGCCGGGGATCTTGGAGGTGAACGTCGTGGCCATGTCCGGGGTCTCGACGTCGTCACCGGTCGTCTTGAAACCGTCGATCGCGTTGACCTCGCCGGACAGGTCCGTTCCGGCGTTCAGCTCCGACCGGGTCGGCGCGGACTTGTCCGAGATGCCATCCTTGGTGCAGTAGTAGATCTTGGTGACGCCCGGGTTGATGTACCGGGTCGTCGAGGCGATCGGCGTGGCCGTCATGAGTGCTCCTTCGTGCTGGGACGCCGCGCCGGCGTCTTGGGCTTGTCCGCGGCCTTCGCCTGCGGCTTGTCCTTGCCGGCCGCCTTGGTCTCCGGCTCGGGCGGGTCGACCTCGTACCAGCCCGCCGAGCCGAGTTCGGGCACCTGGGAGCGCACGGCGCTGATGGTCCGGTCGAGCTCGTCGTGATGCAGCCAGACCGGCTCGTTGCGGCTCATGACGTCGGCACCCGCAGAACGGCGACCTTCACCGTGGACGTCGCCGAGCACGTCACCAGCGCCCGGCCCGTGGCCGGGTCCCGGTACAGGTCCGCCAGCGGGATCAGCGTGGTCGCAGCGTTCGCGACGGCAACGACCCTGTCGGCGACCGCGAGACCCTCGACCGTGCCGGGCGTCGTCAGCGTCACGTTGATCGAGCTGCCCGACCCGTTGTTGACGTAGTAGAAGACCCCGGCCCCGGTCTGGCACCGGTCCCCGTCGGTTGCGGTCGGGGTGCTGGTCGTGATCGCCAGCCCCGCGTTCGAGACCACCTGCGTTGTCAAAGACCCTGCGGCCATCCGTTTCTCCTGTTCAGCGGAAACCCGCGTCGCGGGTCGTCTCGTCGACGGCTTCGGCGATCGCCTTGCCGGCCTCTTCGTTCTTGGCCGCCAGCGCGGGCGCCAGGAACGGGCGGGCCTTCTGGTTGAACCACATGCGCCGGTCGCCCCAGCGGGGATGCCGGAACGTCCCGGGGCTCCCGCCGTGCTCATACGGGCGGGCGTGCGGCGCGCGATCCTTGTTGACCTGCACGCGGACGCCTGGGTTCTTGCCGCTGAAGGTCGTCGTCACCCGGATCGCACGCGGGATCCTCGTCGACCAGGCCGCCCGAACCTTCGCGTCGTCGGCGACGATCCGGCCGGCCTTGCGGAGCTTGGGACGGAGCTTCTTGCGGAGGTCGTTCGGGATCCGCCCCATGTCCTTGATGAGGCGTTCGATCTCATCGGCCATCAGGTCCGCCGGGTGAACGCGTCCACGCTGATCGTCACCTG